GCACCCTGTTGGTGCACAACCTCAAGCTGAATCAATATCAGCATTCCATGCAGTGTATGTCAAACTACGTTACACGCCAAACACTTGTGCCTGCTCGCATAGAAACCCTTCCATGCATAGCAGTGACTCTCCCGCCTACTAATCGCAACTTCATATGGCCTGAATATTTGGCCAGGTTTGAAGCAATGACGCCTAATAGCTCGAGAGATAAGCATTCCTGGAAAAGTTTCGAGCACTATACTAGTGCCGTGACAATTCCAACGCTTACACAAACGCAAGGGGCTGTGAGTAATCATCTCGATGTGTTTCAAAATTCACATCGTTATTATGATTACGCGACCAGTTCCGATCCGTTTGCTTGGTTCTGTAACGAGTTCGGGTCCGCGGGTAAGCCCTTCGATGGGCTCCCGCCGTGGTACAATCCGTTGGAAGAAGGCTTCGCGCCTACACCAACTGATATTGTAGGGCTGAAGCAAAGGTCATTGCGATCGATGCTTCCTCTCATTAAGAGTGAACTCAGTCTTGTCAACTTTTATATTGAGTTGAAAGATATGAAGTCCTTGCCCGAAACCGTGAGCAACATAGCGAAGTTGGGGAAGTACCTTATTAGCAAAAAGCTATCCGGTACAACCTCTTCTACGCTACGTCGTATCACCCGAACGGGGGCCGAAGGTTATTTGGAATATTCCTTTAACATCGCGCCCACCTTATCTGACATAAGCGGATTCTTTTCCGCTTTGCTGAAAATAAAGAGTCAAATGAATACTCTTGTAAGTCAGCAGGGATACACTCAACGGAAACATTTTAGATGTACCGTTGACGTTCCAACAGTAACTACCCAGGGGTCTTATAGGTCCTCTGGTCCGATCGGCGGATTCCCTTACGGGAGTTCCGTCTCTAACGGTGTCGCTTCCGAAGCGACTAGGTACTGTTATACAGACGTATCAACCTTCCATGCCGAGATTGAGTATAACTATAATCTTACTCAATACCAAGTTGAGCACGCTCAACTACTTGGTTTTCTGGATGCCGTAGGTGTTAACCTTAACCCTGCTATCATCTGGAATGCCATACCTTGGTCATTCGTCGTTGATTGGGTTGTCGGCATCGGCCGATGGCTTAATGATCGACGAGTACTCAACATGGAACCACAGATAAACATACACAACTACCTATGGTCGTATACAGGCCGTCGCCGCATACTCATTACTAGATCTGTGTCACGTGACACGATCTATCATGATATAGGCGAAAACGAGCACTATACGCAACCAGGGGTAACGATGCCAGTTACAACCGAAAGCGTTTACAAACGCGTATCGGAAGTTCCTAGCCTCGGCTCGATAACATCGAGCGGGCTGAGCTTGAAAGAGTTCAGTCTCGGTGCTGCTCTCGTAGTAACGCGAGGGACGCATCACAAACGGAACAGCTCGGGGTAACCGGGCTGTATTAACTCCTCAAATAAACGTAAGCATGCTAAGTAATACACTTAACACCAACGAAGTCAAGAACGCGTCAGGTACGGAAGTTGAATTCACGCACCTAGACTCCGACGCACGTTCGCGGGTTTTCGCTAAAATTAGCGAATCGCCCGCGTACAAGCACCGTATCTCCATAAAACATCAGGAGGCCGGTGCTGGTATCAAACGGCGTCGTCGATCCGTGGTTCGAGTTGACCTTGAGGTCATCTCTTCCGTGGATTCGACGACTCCCGTTACCGTCTCCGCTATGAAGATTCTGGACGCCCCTGTGGGCGCCCTGACTTCAAATACGGAGATGGCTAATGCCCTAGCAGAGTTGAGTTCTTTTTGTAGCACATTGGCTACCAGTACTCTTCTCTACGACGGCACAGGAAACGGCGACGCAGCCCTGCTCGCGGGGAGCCTTTGAAAACTCCCCCGTTCGGACTGGTTCTAACGCTAGCCCGCAGCCAACAGCGGCACACACGACAATCCACGCAAGCCTTTTTGGCCCTTGTGGTAGTTCTGTGTGTCTTAGTTGTTGGCTGCACTAGCGCTGACTGGGCATTTCGTTTACGGAATCTGGGTGTGAGCTATGGTGGCGTTACGGCTTCGACAACAGTAGAAGTCGTACGCACCGTCCCACAATCCACTAATTCCTTACTCATTGCCACTAACGATCCTTCAACGGATCGGTAGTGCTTCTGCGCTTAATTGTTTGCATTGACAGGGCCTAAACTCCCTCATGGTGCAAATGTACTTAGTACTATCCTGTTCCCTGATTCATTTGTCTTTGGGGTCATCCGACCAGTTTTGAGGTTTAACCTCATGACTATGCTCGGATCCCCGCCAGACTCACTGAACCCGGAACCCAGGTTAGGTTGCCAAGTACCGTAGAAGTCCTGCTCCGCGAGTACCGCGACGTCTATAACTCTACCTGAGCTGTAGCCGTTCGGGATGGGCGGAGCAAGAGCAGTAGCTAATTGTGTCTTAACTGACATAATAGTTGAACTGTTTGGTCTGTATAAGTATCGTGTTAGGTGTCCGCATGCTCTAGGAAGACCACCATATGGGGTCATTTCAAAGCCTAGATGAAAATAAAATCATCGTAGCGGTCCTACACGACGTCTGGAACTTGCATGGTAATGGATTCAACTCTTCTAGCCTTAATAAGACCCTTAAAAAGGTCGAACGTAGGCTCGAAAGGGAAGGTATAGGTTTTCTCACGAAAACCTTACCCCGTCTTGGTAAGGCCCTTGATAAGGCCTTAATAGGAGAACGTATGAACTCTGCCAAATTGGGCTTTAAACCCCAACCCGGCAGTGAACTTCCGAGATTTCTCGGCGAGTTCTTCAATCGTATCCTAGCTAAAGACGGGACAATCCTCCCTCACCCATGCGTAAACAGCGTTCGAGTAGTACGGCAGGTCTTGTACTTATTTTATAAGTACGAGCTGCCCTATTCAGTTGAACAAGAACTGTCGGTCATAGAAAAGTTCAAACGAACTGATCGTGATCTACAGACTGTCAATGATATGGCGCAAGCCGTATACTGTGACACTGTTGACAAAAAGGAGGGTCGCACTCTCTTCGACCTGAAGAGATACAAAGCGACCGTCCTGCACCGTGCACGCATCCTCTTAGCGAGATTGTTTGCACGTTTTGACCCGAAAGACATATTCCCTCGGAACGGTCCTGGTGCAGTTGCCGGAAGGCAACGACCCTGGGAAAAGTTCGCGTTTAGGAACGTCTCGGCGAATATCACAGCAACATACCCGTATGACGCTTATTTCTGTGCGTCAGCGGGCCACGTGTGTGATACGTATAAGGACTTTGGTTCTTATACGGAAGTGGACTCCCCGGCACGAGTAATACTCGTACCAAAGGATTCACGTGGACCACGACTCATATCTGCCGAACCCGTTGATTATCAATGGGTCCAGCAAGGACTGAGTAGTGTGATTGTCAGACTAGTCGAAGGACATCCACTGACAAAGTGGAATGTCTTTTTCACAGACCAAACGCCGAACCAGCGTGGTGCCCTACTTGGGTCCACCTGTGGACGGTACGCAACCTTAGACCTCAATGAGGCCTCGGATCGCGTCTCTGTTGGTCTGGTTCGCCTGCTTTTCCCATCAAACGTATTTGAGTGTTTGATGGCATGCAGGAGTTCAGCTACCGAGCTGCCGGATGGTGAGGTTTTGAGGCTTCAGAAGTTCGCACCAATGGGAAGCAGTCTCTGCTTTCCAGTAATGGCGTTAACTATATGGGCCATCCTCACGGCCGCAGCTCCCGATCGCGACACTCGAGAGAGTGTTTTAGTGTACGGGGATGATGTGATTGTACCAACGGCTTATGCCGCAGACGCAATCGAACAACTCGAAGGGGCTGGCCTGAAGGTCAACCTTAGTAAGAGTTGTACCAGTGGACTCTTTAGGGAGTCATGTGGCACCGACGCCTTCCAAGGCGTCAACGTCACTCCTGTTCGTTTACGAACAGTCTGGTCAGAGTCCCGATCGCCTAATGTGTTTGAGTCATTCATAGCATATGCAAATGAATTCCACAAACGACAGTACTGGGAAACCTACAATAAAATTGCAGGGGCGTTGCACGCAGTCTATGGTGCAATTCCAGAGTGGACGAGAAACCTTTCTTGTCCATCTCTACTCTCAGTACCACAAGAATGGGAGAAACCTAGAGTCCGTGTCAATAAGGGCCTTCAGAGGCTCGAACAGCGCGTACTCGTCGGAATCTCCCCTCATCAATCCCATACCCTACCAGGATGGCAAATGCTCCTTCGCTATTTCAGCGAAAAGAGTACTAGTCATTCACGTAGTCGTATTGGATTCACGCAACCAGATCACTTATCTGGAGCGCGACCTGCTTGGGAAAACCCAATCCATGGAGATGAGTTCATCGGGCCGATATGTGCCAATAGTGGCACAGATACAAGTGTTAAAACTTGTACACCTGAATCCGTCGGAGATGGTGAGTCCGGAGCTCGCAGATGTGACAGAGAGATCTGTCTCATTTGCGGCCGAGGGCCTCGACATCTACTAGACGCAGGTGCGGTCCTTAGTGTTAGTTCGTACACACAGCGCACCACTAGCAAGCTAGTGCGGCGCTGGCGAT